GCATTGAGAGCAGGGTATACGATTGCGCAGTTGCAAAACAACATCAATAGTGCTATAGAGGCGTACTTGCTTGAACTGCGGCAGGAGTGGGGAGAAGCCGGATCGCTATCAGTTTTCTTAGCCCGTATAAACGCGGCCATCATAAGCGTAGAGGGCGTCAATAATGTGACGAATACAACGATCAATGGTTCAGCAGCGGACCTTAATTTGATTCAGACTTCGGCAGTGCAGCAAATACCTGTGTTTGGGAGTGTGACATTGTATGGCGGTTAAGGATTTTTTCAACCTCATCTACAAGGGTAACTTGGACACAGACGCAATTATAGGAGCCGTTCAGCCGGAACTCGATGCGCAATCAAAGGCGATATTGGATAATTTTTATGACACTTTTCCGATTACGGCGACAGAAACCGGCTTGTTGAAGTGGGAAAATATATTAGGCATTGTATCCGACACTATGACGGAATCGCTGGAATTTAGGCGAGGACGTATCATTAACAGGTTGTCAAGCAATATCCCTTACACTGAGCGAACGCTGCAAATCATCATGGATACCATAATGGGCGAGGGCAACTGGTCCTATAATTTGGACTACCGGAATTATAAGCTGGATATTCTCAGCTTGAGGCCGGGCAGAAATTGGTATACCGAAATGTTCGAAACCCTTAAAAAAATAGTGCCCGCAAATATACTATGGACGCTGTATACATATTACGTAATTTGGCGGGTAGTATATGAAACTTATGATACGTGGGGGGATGTGGCAGGCGTGGCGACTCAGAGTCACGACGATTTGTCCGTATACACTCATGCCGAATTAGCGCAGAAAACGCATGCCGAATTGAGAACCAGCACTATTATCACAAAGACGTGGCAAGAGGTTATGGAGGGGATGTAAGATGGCAACTACAACAACTAATTTGGGGTTAACGAAACCGGATGCGGCTGAGAATTATGATGTTGGCGTATTTAATGGCAATGCCGATACTTTGGATGCTGTATATGGGGAGGTTGGCGTGGCCTTAGACGACAGGGTGAAACGAGCAGATTTTGACGAGAGGGCAGCGGTAGTTGATGCGTCCTTGAATTCTATTGTGCAGGAAATAACCAAGCTAACACCTGAGCATGGCATATGGACGCCTGACATTTATGGTGAAACAGCCGCCGGAACTGTTGCGTACTCAGACCGAGCGGGGTATTACTTGCGAAATGGAAATTCCGTGTTTATATCCGGTAATATCACAATATCAAGTATCAGTGATATGACTGGATATGTACTTATGAGAGGATTACCCTTTCCGGTTGGCAGACCTAATAATGTCTTGTATGTTCCCTCTTTATCTTTTAGGAGAATAATTTTGGCAGATGGAGCCACGGGCGTCTCAGCTGATATTATTGCTACGAACTTTAGGTTTTTTCTTACGGGCAGCGATAAGTATGTTACACCTTTATTAACAACATATATCCAAGCAGGAACTACAATTCATTTTAGCGCAACATATCTTACAGGCGTCTGAAATTAGGAGGAGGTTTATCAATTGATAAAAACAAGGGTATTTATTACGGATATAAACGCAGATGGGGAAATATCAGTGCTCACGCAAACATACATCGAATTCAACGGGCAAGAGACTATCTTAGAGAATCACCGTGAGGCTCTTGTCCCAGGACAATTTAGCAGGGCGAAAGAAGTTCTGCCGGACAACCAGTATGCAGCTATTGAAGCTCTTTGGACTAACGAGATTGTAATGGCATATCAATCAAAAATAGAGATAGAATAACCTTGCGTCTTATTGCCCTATTACGAACTAACCAACAGGCAGTTTAACGGCTGTTATTTTTATGCAAAACGCACAAAGGGGATGATAATTTGAAACAGCAATGGCTCATGATCAGGAGGCACGCAAATGGCAAAGTTTAATTTTATTGACATCTCGCTATCCACCAGGGCCGACATTACGGACGTTAGGGATAATTTCGACAAGGTTGAAGCCTTGGGACTTACGGTGGCGTCATTGACCGAGCACATAACTGACGCAATGCCGCATATTGCGACGGATGCAAGCGGCATAAGGTATAGATATGGTTTTAAACCGGCTACGGTCAACGGCGGTCTGACGGTGGCATTTATTTATGAGGCGGTGTGATTATGGCAAGTCAGATTAATTTAGCGGACAAGGAAACGCTGGATACGGTTAATGCCAATGTATCGACGGTTAAAACTGATGTTGGCACGGTCAATACAAACATCGGAGCAAAAGCGGATACCGCAGCGACAGCGGTCAATACAACGAATTCTGTATTTTCCAATATAAAAGGAATCTTGACAAAAGCGTTGCTGGTTGGTGCCAATACGGACGCGGCGGGGACCACTACGATTTTTGCAAGGTTGAATCAAATATATACTTACTTAACAACGTATTTATCTTCAACAATTTCTGGATACATTAATACCATCAACAATAATATCGGCTCATCTGTAGACGCTGCCAATAGCAGCGGTACAACGTTATTCGCGCTGATTAAATATGTGGTTAACATGGCAGGGCTTGGGGCCAGAGTGGCTATATATTCTACTTCTGGTACCTTCACTTGGACAAAACCCAATGCTACAGTCACCGCAGTCGAAGTAATTGTAATAGGTGGTGGTGGTGGTGGTGCGGCGGCTTTTACTGGTGGTTATGGCGGCCTTGCGGGTACTGCGGGAATCATTAGAACCGCAATAATAGACGTTTCGAGCTTGAGCTCTGTAATAGTGACCGTGGGAACTCCGGGGACTGGAGGAGTAGGCATGGGCGCGGTTGGTACAAACGGAACAGCCTCGTCTTTTGGCAGCTACCTCAAAAGCGTAGGCGGTGCAGGAGCAACAAGTAATAGTGGCACAACGTACGGCCAAAATGGCGGAGACGGTTATAGCTCTATTAAGTTAGCTGGCGATGGTCACAGCAGTAGTAGTTACAGTGGTGGTACGGGCGGAGAGGGTTATGGAGCGGGAGGCGGTGGGAGCGCCTACAATAGTAGCGGATCATATGGTGGCAATGGAGCGCGCGGACTCGTTATTGTCAAATATTAAGAAAAAGAAAGCGCCTAACCGGCGTTATTTTTACGCAAAGGGAGTGAGCAAAACGAAAATCTTCATTGATGCCGGCCACAATGACAGCGGATGGAATACCGGAGCTGTGGGCAACGGCCTGAAAGAGCAAGATATCACGTTTGCGGTAGCCAAAAAATTAAACGATCTGTTAACAGCGCGGGGCCTGGCAACCAAACTGTCGCGGCCTACAAAAGAAACCAATCTAGGTACGGATAACAATTCCGCAATCAACGCCCGTTATACCATGGCAAACGAATGGGGTGCGGATTATTTTATCAGCATCCATTGCAATGCCGGAGGTGGCACCGGAACAGAAGCACTATACTATAAATCTGATTCGCTTAATTACGCTACTACAATACAGGATGCGTTTATTAAGGCCATGAAGCTGCGAGATAGAGGTATCAAGTACAGGAACAACATAGGGGTTATCATGCATACCAAAATGCCAGCTATCTTGATAGAGTTGGCATTTATTGATACTGGAGCAGACGCGTTAGTATTGGTCAATAAACAGGACGATATGGCGGCGGCTTTGGCAGCTGGATTTTACGAATTATTAGGAATGGAGGCCGAGGAAGTGACCCAGGAACAGTTTGAAAGTATGTACGCGAAAATGATAGCTAAGGGAAAAGGCGACAATCCGAGCACATGGGCGAAAAAGATATGCGAAGCTGCTAAGGACGCAGGAATATTTGAAGGCGATGGCAGTGGGAATTACAACTGGCAGGACCCGATAACGCGTGAGGCGTTGGCGTCGGTCCTGAAGAATGCAAAACTATTTTAGATGTTAACGCGTAGGCGTAGCATAAATATTATTTTTAAAGGAGAAATGGAAAATGGCTTATTTTTATCTTGACAAGTACCAAATCTTACACGGTTCCAAGAACGTAGACACAGCAATCAAGTTTTCAGGCAACAACAAAGCAATCGACAAAGACATCCCTGTTCGTGGTGGATATCCTTTCCTTGATGGCGTTGAGCTTGTCATGGAATCCGCTGACAAAATCTATGTTGAGGGCAACAGCAAGATCGACAAAGATGGCAAGGTACAAGGCAAGGCAGTAGACAGCGCTCAGTATCCTGCACTGAAAAGCCTATACGAGGAATTGCTTAAGGGTTAATCTGTCAAAGGGCCGGCTTATTCCGGCCCTATTTCCCAAAATTAAAGGAGAAAATATATGACAAATTTTAAGGAATGGTTCAAGGCTGCCGGCATGAGAGCGATCAAGACGGTTGCGCAAACCGCAATCGCTACAGTAGGGACCTCCGCTCTCATTGCAGACGTAAACTGGACGATGGTAATATCGGCATCTGTTTTGGCGGGGGCGTTGTCTCTCTTGACGTCGATTGCAGGGTTGCCGGAGCTGGGATAAGTGAAAATATAATTTGAGTAGGCGATTAAATGACAATCGAATTAGCATTGATTTTTGCCGCTGCATCCTGTATGATTGGCGTGGCGGGATTTATAGGGGGGAAGCAATCAGTTGCCAAAACTGATGGCGTATGGAAAGGGCAGTTAGACACAAACGTAGAACATATCAAGGATGACCTCAAGGAAATCAAGGCAACTATGTCGGTAACACAAACCGCCACTGACAATGCAATGGAAAAAATGCGCAAGGATTACAAAGAGAGCGTATCTAATGTGCATGATCGTCTTGATAGCCATTTGCGAGAAGACCATGGTATGGTTGTTCCGCAGCGCCGAAAATTAACATAAGGAGGTAAATATGGAAGATATTACCCAGAAAATTGAGGAAGTTGAGAAAGACGTTCAATATTTTGACAAATTAATAGACGGAGCAGAGAGGCTGGTTAAACCCTGGAGGCTCTCCTTAATTGTCACTAATTTGTTTTGGGCTATCGTTTTTGCAATCTTTATCACACTTGCATATTTATCGCCATCTGAAATAGACGTACAACAAAATCAAGGTGCTACAGAACAAAAACAGGAGCAGTCCGTGAAGGGGGCTAATTGATGGCGCAGTCCCAAAGGGTTAGAATAAAAACCGGCGCCAAGACTCCGAAAAAACCTAAAGCGCCAAAAGTCTCTAGAAAATCAAAGAAAAAGTAAGGCGGGTGACGCCTTGAAGTTGGAGCATCGAATAATTCGTGAAATGATTGGCAAAATGCCAGTTCCGGCGGCGAAGGAAATATTGAGAGCAAATTTACCGGAACGAGAATACGAATCAATCTATTTAAGCGATGTAGAACAGTGGGACTTGTTTCAAATAGCAGATAAATTACATTGTACTGATAGTAACGTAAAAAAGATAAGGCGGTCAGGTTATGAAAAACTGGCCGCTATTTATTTTCCAAAAAAGAATATGTTTATACTTTAAAGGCGCTTTCGCTGGACTTCTTTTGTCCAACGGGAGCGCCTTTTTTGTTTACAATTAAATCAATAAAGATACGAACGAATTGGGGGCTGGATATGCTCGATAAAATGGATAATGCCCTTATGGATTTAACGAAAATGGCCATAGAAATGGTGGACGACGCCAAGAAAAAAGACACGTTTAACAAGGATTTCGCTGAAGCTGTTTGCATTATTTTTTCAATGGCCTACGGGAGGTTTGGAAATGATAAGTAGCTTAATTGTACCTCCGAAATCAAAGAGTTCCGAGTCCGTGACCTCAGTACCCTCTACAGCTGTTCAGAATTGCGCCAGGCTGTTTATCGGCAGCATGGGCGATAATCAACGCGAACGGTTCAAAAAGATGCTACAGAGCGGCGTACAGTGTGGAGAGAGCATAGCGAAATCATATGGTGTCCCGCTTAACGAATTTATTGCGGAAGTGGAAAAAATCATATAGTTTGCTCCCGGCTTTGTCGGTTGCGATATAGGGCTATGGGTGTATTGACACACCTCAATATACCTGTGGCCCAAAATAATTTATAAGGGTGTGATTATAGATGGCCGATTATTTTAGCCCGGATAGCAATCCCTATCCATATGGATATCAAAAGCAATACCCCGCAAGGGTTATCAGCGGAGATCGGATTTTAGAGCTTAATGGAGAGCGGCAGCAAACGCTTATAGGGCATACGTTGCCATATTGT